AGTAAAGGAAAATGGATATATATGCATTTTTACTGTTCCACCTGTTTTCTGAGCTTCTATTACTTGATCAAGAAACTCTCTTTTAGCTAAATAAGCTTCACTAGTATCTAAACCCTCTGTTATCATTCTTAAATGTAATTGTCCATCATCTTTAAGTCTTTTATTATCTAAAGTAATTGATTGCTGTAAGGCAGTATTCATTCTTACTTCATTTTGTATAGCTTGATTAGATGCATTTGTAAGTAAACTTCTAAAAGTAAGATTTGTTTCTGGATCTATTTGATCTAATAATTTTTGACCAGGTAAACCATCTAACTCTACATTTGCAAGTGCTCTTTTAAATTCAGTTAATAAACCTTTATCTTCTATATCGCTTATACCATCGTTATTTAAATCAATAGGAAATTTCTTTAAAAAAGGTATTTCAACACTACTACGATATTGGTCATAAGTTAAACCACTATTTATAGCATCTCGTTTAGTAGCTAATAATTTATTTCTTAATAAATCATTATTACTATTTAAAAGTATTCTTGATTCTAATAAACCTTTTACACTTTTATAATCATTTGTATTTCTAGTCCATTCAGAAACAGCAGAATATTGACTTTGTAATGCTTTTTGTGTTAAAAAATTTAATTGATATTTTCTATGTTCATCTCTTATACCTTCAAGTAATCTAGGTAAACCTTTTGATAATATAGGTGCAACATTTGCCGAATACATTTGATTCGGAATACCAGGATAATTTTTCTCATAATATTTAGTTGCATATTCATTTACTTTTCTTGATACTTCTGTCGGATCTTCAATCTGCGACAAAGTACCCATATTAGCATTTACATAATCGTAAGTCCTATAAATAGTATCTTGACCTGCAAAAGAAGCTTGTTGTTGTAACCAACCAAATCTAAACCAAGGATTACTTCTTACTACCTCATCAGCTAAATTATTTTCACCTTTCTTTCTTAACTGTTTAGCTACTTCACCTATTTCTAAACTATCTAATTGATATTGAGCTACTTTATCAAATAACCTTTCTGCATCTGCTACTTGTTTTTCTGATTCTTGTTTTACTAAAGTACCTGTTAATTTATTAGCTTGATTTACAAAGTTTTCTATAGATTGTACTCTTTGTTCTAAAGCTTGATCAGGTACAAAATTTTGAAAATCTAATAACTGTCCACCTCTACGTTGAGGTGTCATTTCAGGAGTTGCAGGTTGTGCTCTATCTTTTTGTTCAGGTTTTACAAATGTATCCCTTAACTGTCTTTGTGGTGTTATACCAAAACTATTTGTCATTCTTCACTACCTCCTTCATCTCCTCCACTTTCATCTTGGGATTCATTACCGCCTCCTCCACCCATATCTGGAGGACGCATTTCCATATATGTATTGTAAGCTCCTACAGCAGCTCCAGCTACATCTACTAAGCTTAAACCACCTGATACTTTAGGTTGTTTAGGTAGATAAGTTTCTGCTGGCATAGGTGCTAAAGGTTGAACAGGATCATTGTAAGGTCTTGGATTATATAAAGTAACTGAATTAGTTTTATTCATAGCATCAGCATTAGCAGCTTGCATTGCTGATAATTTATCTCCTATTCTAAAGTTTCTAGTTATTTGACGATTACTAGCATTTTGTAACCATTGTTGATGATATGTATTTGATATACGCTCTACACTTCTACCAGCTTGACCACTAGCAATAACCTTTACTCCATCTGCTATAGCTTTAGTTCTTAAAGATTCTAATTTTATAGTGTCAGATGCTTCTTCTTCGTAATATCTTGCATCTAAATCTGCATATTTTTTACCTAAAGCTTCCATAGCATTTACAGAAGTTTCTGTTTTTAAATTTGCACGATCAGTAGCTAATTGATTTTCATATTGTCTTAATTCAGAAGTATATTTTGATTTAGATAACCAATTAGTCATATCAACTTGATAAGCTCTGTAATTAGCTTTATTAGTAGCAGTTGATTGTCTAATAGCTCTTATAGAATCAGCTTCCCATTTACGCCAAGATTCTATAGCAGTAGCTGATTTACGAGCTGCTGCACCCATAATATTCATACCAAAGTTTATTATACCTCCAGCTTCAGGTGTAAATAAACTAGAAAGTGCTTGCATTACTGATATTTCCTCGCTTTATCAAAGTATAACCCTGTCCATTCTAAAGCTACAAACTTAGCTTGATCTATGCTGTCGTTAATAATTTGTACAACAACTTGATCATTTTTACTTTGTATGTATGAACGGAATTTTGATTCTTCAAAATCAGACACTTGACTTAACACAATGTTTGCATTTAGAGGATCTCTTCTATCAAATTCATAAATTACTTTAGATCTAAATTTAGGAGTAACCTCTACAGTAAAATACCTAGAATCATTATAATAGACATCTAAGTATCTTAACTGTAATCTTCCAGTACGATTACCTATAAAAGTGTTGTCAGTAGCTGTTTTACTATAAGGCATTAATTGTGGTGGTTGGAAAGTAAAAGTAAATTTTTCACCAAATATCCAAGAACTACTAGAAAAATCTCCTAAACTATCTAACACAAAAGTATTAACTCCAGCAGGTACTGAAGCTGCTGTTATCCATCTTTTCTTAGCTTCATTAGCATCTGAGCTATCTTTTTTAATAACTACAAATTGAGATGGATTAACTGTGTAATAAGGTAAATTAACTGTAGTTTTATTAGTAGCACCACTATAACTAAATGTTACAGCACCTAAATCAGTAGTAATAGAACTAGCTAATTGACGATCTAACAAAAATAATTCTGATTCTTCTTGTGGTGGTCTAGAAGCATTTACCCCTTCTAAATAATATTTAACAGTTCCATCCTCTGTATACTTAGCAATTTTATATAATGTACCTTCAACAAATTCACACCAATGTATAGTTTTATTTGTAAATTGCCATTTAGACCAAGCATTTTGTCTATTAGTTAAAGAACCTCCTGATGCTTCCCAAAAGAATTGATACACATACAATGCATCTGGATCATCTTTACTAAGAATTACTAAATATTGATCAGTACGACTAACAGCTAACGAGTCTACATTTTTAGGAATGTATTTAGGTATAGTTTCTGTAATAACAGCAGTTTGACCTAAGTTAATACCAACCGTTCTATCTGTAGTTATAAAAGTATGAATACCAGTAAAATCACCTTCTTTAACAGGGAATATAACCTGTGGACCTACCTGTTGAGGTTTAACCTGTGTTTCCATGCTTATAGAACTTATACGTCCTACAGAGGCTGTTTCAGGAGAAAAGGTTACGTTATCACCTGAATAAAGTCTAAATTGGTTTTCATTAGAAAATAAGACTAATTCATCTTGTTGCTGTAAAGCATAATTTAATACCGTTACATCATTACTAACAGCAGTTAAATCTATTGGATCAGTATCTAAAACTTGTAAAGCTGATTGTTGCCAAAAATTATAATAATCACCAGCTTCACTAAGTATTATATTTTCACCGCTTATTATTCCAAAACGATTTTTAAAAAATACTATATCACTAACTGGGTTACCAACAAAAGAAGGACCAGGTAATTCATCAGCATCACCAGCTAATCTTTGCGTCCATCCTGGTATTGCTATCGTTGTACTACCATCTGTATAATTACTGCCAGTAAAAGGTTGAAAAGTAAATCTTACAAGACCTGTATCATTTCTGTAATACACAAAAGAATGAGGCATTGTATCATCATCTAATTTTCCAGGAGTTCCCCATCCTCCTACTTCTTCCCATGTACCTCTACCATATGTACCGTTAACTGTTGTATTTTCTGCGTTAAATTTTAAATAATATGAACTTTGATCAGCAGCTCCATCTGGGGCTACTATAACTTGATAACCTTCATATGATGTATTAGGTAGTTCAACAACACTTGTTATTTGACTAGAAAAACCAGACATAAGTGTATTACCTCTAGCGTCAGCAACCACAAAACTTTTAAATGACCTAGAGGCACTTGCTAATCCTATTAATATTTGAGAATCATTAACAGTAAATGTTAAATGGTTAGACGTATCTGCTGTATCAAGAGCATTTTTTAAATCTGTTGCAATTGTTTGTGTACTAACAGCAGTTCCAGAAGCTAAAGTCGCAGTTGTTATATTTGCAGTTATTGTATCCCCGTTATCTAATTCAATAGTGGCAGCATATTTGGTATTGTAATCGACTAATTTTACCCATATTTGAGCTTTTATAGGAACGTAAGTATTACTAATATATCCAATGTTGTATCTTGTTAAAGTTTCTGTACTGTCGTATGTTGTATTTTTTTGAATATTAGTTACAAAAACAAAATCTTGAAATGAAGTAGCTCTAAATCTATCTCTTGCTCTACCTGATCCACGAAGATATTCTAAATTTGTATTTGTTACACCTGCAAAAGTTTGTTCTACTGGAACAATTGTAGGTAATATTCCAGATATAGGTTCTACGTTAGATACTCCAGTTGCAAAAGTGTAGTTAGATTCAATAGTTAAACTAACTCCATTTGCTGTAGCTGTAGCGTTGTTACTTAAAGTTAATCGTGATCCAGAAACGTCAATATCAACAATTGTTGTATTTGCAGGTATACCGTTTCCAGTAACAATAGATCCTACAAAAAGATCTGACATACTGTTTACTGATTGAATTACAGCAGAATTATTACTTGTGTTACCTGTGCGTGTAACAGTTCTACTATCATCAGCAATTATTAAAATAAATCTTTCTGTTGTACTCCTGTTATATACAAAATACCAAGCTTCATCCCATTTAATAGTTCCTACTAAAGTATTACCACCTGAATTTTTAGTTAATGTATCTATACGTTTTAACGGTACACTTCCTAGTCTTTTCTTTAAACCTTCTACTAAATCACAATTACCATTTTCTAATACCTTTGCAAATCCAGGTAAAACAAAACTATCCGCTTGTTGATTTACACCTTTGTTAAGCGGACCTATTATTTGACTAAAAAGTTCTCTAGACATTAGCGATTTAATATATCAGGAGGGAACATTGTTTGTACTCGACCTCCATACATATCATCAGGACCGCTAATAAAGTTGTGATTTTGTGCCATATCTTCAGTACGTTTTAAAGTTTGTAACGCTTGTTCCTCATCTTCTCTAGTGTAGCTTTCAATACTACTTGATGTTACAGCACGATTAGCAAACATTCTTGCAGCTCTAATCATAATGTAACGCTTTCCTGTTTCAGGAATATTATCCCATTCTAACTCCTCTACAAGTTCTGCAACTAAATCACTAGCACTTCCAGTTAAATGTACTCCTAAACTACCTCTTAAATCATAGGTATTTTTCTTTCTATCAAACAATTTTAAACCACGCAATACAAATCTTTGTGATGGATAAGATAGAGGATTAAATCTTACCGCTAACGTATTACTTGGAAGTGTTGAATGTCCAGAAGAATCTAATGGAATATTAGTGTAAGTCATTGTATTCCATGACCAACCAGCTCCTTGTACTTCTGTACTTATTTCATTTAATACACTTTCTGCTAAACTTGCATCTCCTGTTAAAGGAGGAACGAGTGAGTTAATAGGAGATTCACCAATAATTGAAAGAAGAGTATTAACTGCACTTAATTTTGTAGTTGCCATTATGTCAAAAAATAAGGGGAAACAAACTGTCTCCCCCTATTGTAATTGAATTAGTTAAAACTAATTAATATGGGTTACCTA